ACATGAGATTGAAAATTTTAATAAGAAAGCATTATATATTCTTATTAGAGAAATGACTAACATAGAAACATCTTATATTACAAAAGTTGTTAATGTATTTAAAAAAGAATATAAAAGCCTAGAGAATCAGTTCGGAACTAAAGGTATGATAGATAAACACAAGAAAAATAAATTTTTTAGGTGATAATATATAATTTTTTGTTTGAAAGCCCCATTTTTTATTAAAATGGGGTTTTTTATTATAGAGATATTTTCACAATTCATATATTTATATATGATTAGTTACATACAATCTATATGATGTTAGTATTGCTTTTGACAATTTGGAGATATTTTAATGAAAATATATAATGAAATAATAATGAAATTCAATGAACTTACAGGAACGTGGGATACACTTTCTGAAGATAGTTTTGAGGATGCTGGTCCTATATCTTTGGCCAGACGAAGACGGCGTAAAAGAAAAAAGAAACGTGGTGGATTTTTTAAGAAACTTAAAAAAAGAGCAAGAATTTCAAAGAAAGCTAAAAGAAGGATAAGAAAAGCAGTTACCCCTTCAAGAAAGAGAAGAAAAAAAATAGGTAGGGGATTGCTAAAGGGAATAAAAAAAGTCGCAAAAGCATCTAGAAAGATTAGAAAAAGAGTTAGACCATCTAGAAAGCTTAGAAAATTAGGTAGAAAAATTAAAAAAAGAGTAAGACCTTCTAGAAAGCTTAGAAAAATAGGTAGAAAAATTAAAAAAAGAGTAAGACCTTCTAGAAAGCTTAGAAAAATAGGTAGAAAACTCAAAAGAAGAATATCTCCTTCAAGAAAAATCAGAAAAAGATTGGGATTAAAATCTAAGAAGAGAGTGGTTAGAAAAAAAGTTAGAAGTAGAAGAAGACCCACAAGTAGAAGAAAACCAACAAGAAGAAAGGGTTTTGGTTTAAAACCCGGTAGAGGTAAAATAAGAAGAGGTGGTAGAAAAGCCGTAAGAAGAAGAGTTGGTAAAAGAGGTGGAAGAAGAGCCGCTCGTAAGGGCAGAGGTGGAAGTTTAGCCGCTAGATTAGGACTTAAGATTAAAAGGTCTGCAGCTTTAAAAGCTAGAAGAAGAAGACCAAAACCTACTAGAAAAATTAGAAAAAGAAGGGCTAAACCAGTAAGAGCTAGAGTTAGATCTATACGCGCTTTAAGATTGAAAAGAAGAAGAATACCTAGAAAAAAAGCGCCTAATAGAAAAATGAAAAGAGCTGCCCGGAGCAGAGCATCTATTGCAAGGAAACTAATGAAACGGATAAAGAGAAAACCACGTCCACAAGCAAGAGGTCGTCGTCTATCGTTTCCTGTTATGAGAATTAAAAAACCAAGAATTCCAAAGTGGAGACCAAGAGGTGCACCTGCTAATGCGATATTTTTGTCTAGGAGAATTGATGGATATGGTGGTCGTAAAGATGTTCGAAGAGATGTAATGAAATGGACACAAGGATATTTTACAGGTGGAGATGGCACATTAGAGGGTATGAATACATACACAGCTTCATTTAAAGCTGATAAAAAAATCCATGAGAACATTCCAGTTCCGGATGGTACTACTCTCGTGAAAGAAATAACCAAAAAGAATGAGGAATATTATTTTAATATTGCTAATACTCATCCCAATTCTGCAAGTTGCAGAACACAATTCTCAGTAACCTATGGCCATTGTGGAGGATCTGGATCAGATGTTTATGGTGATGGTTTAAATCCAAATACACTTCAAGGTGAAACCGAACAAATATATAAACAGTTTGCAAATATTTTATTGTTTCCTGAAGAGGCCGATGTAATAGATAATGGTACTGACGGATTTAAAATATCAGCAACTGCTACCGCTGGTGGTGCAGCTACCGGTAAAAGAGATGATTATATTTGGATATTAGTTGGCAAGAGAGCCCGTATGAGAGATAAGATGAACAAGAAAGCTTGGACACTTAAATTACAGGGTTCGGGTCCAATACACTCTGAATCACAAGCAATCTACTTAACCGATGATAGTGCAAATCAACCATACACACCAACGCCGGCTGGACCAAGATATAACATTGTAAGTGGTACTGCTGGTTATGTAACAGATCCAGCGTCTACAAGAACTTATGGTTGGTTCTATCCTGAAATGGGAACTATGGTATTTAGTGGTATAGAACTAGGACATGCGACTACGGGTATTCCGGGGCCTGCAGGTTCGGGAGATTTGAATGCTAGTTTCTTAAATAGTCATAATCTTTATAGCTCAAATAATTCAGCTAATGCAATATCCACAAGTTGTTTTACTCCAAATTTAAATGTAGGAGATAGTCCAAATAACGCACTTAGATTTGTAAATTGCATGAGAGCCGTTGGAACAGGAACTACATTGAGATTGAGAAATGAGTTAGATAGAACACAAATACAGTATTTTTGTAGAGTAAAAAACAATCAGATGAATCATAGTAACAATCCAACTTTTACATCTGGATCTGCTAAGAATACGATACGAAATAAAACTATGCGTGGTAATCCACAGACATATATAACTTCTGTAGGATTGTGGAATCGTAAGGGTCAATTAATTGCCATAGCTAAATTAAGTAAACCAGCTTTAAAGAATTTTGTAACCGAAGCTACAATTAAAATTATGTTGGAATTTTAGGAGAACATGGTGAAATCAAAAGACGAAATATTTGAAGGTAAATCATTTCAAGATTTAACTAAAGATATTTATAAAAACACAATAGACAGAAAAAAGCAAATAGATTTGCTTATATCTGAAATACATGGGTTTATTACAACAATAGATGATGTTGTTATGGTAGCGCCTATTATTAAAGAATATATGGATGTTGCTGTTAAAAATGATGAACACCTAGTTAAATTGGCTGGCGTAATACAACGGATTATTGCTAAATCTTCTGGCGGAGATGAAGAATCTTTCTTACTTTCAGATGCCGAAAAAGAAGATTTAATAACAGCTCTTCAGGAGGACGTGAATCATATTCAGAGAGAGGCAGATAAAATAGACGCTCTTAAAGAACAATCACAAAATATAAAGGGGGATTAAGTTATGAGCTCCACCTTTGTTTACTTTGAAGACATAAGTCAAAAATCTAAAGAGTATATATTAGATGAACCACCAAAGAGTCCTATATGGTTACAGTTTGTTACTGGAAAGGTTACAAGTGTTATAACAGAAGGTAATTCTATGGCGGCTAGTGGTGATGGTGATACGAATTGTGTTATGGCTAAACCACATGTGGGTAGTGACTTATTATCATCTGGTACTTCTTTATCTGATGTAAATTCTAAAAGATATATTCCATTACTTAGAGGTATAAGTGATACTCCAGTTAAGGGAGATCAAGTTTTACTTTGCACATTTGGAGATATAGATTATTATATTGGTCCCATTAATACTTCCAACAATCCTAATTTTAATCCTGATTTTCCCTCATTAGTTACAAGCAACAATTCTAAAGCCGGTAGTGGTAAAATTGATTTAAATGCTAGTACTGGAACTTCAAAAAATTTTTATGTAGAGAATATTCCGAGATTACAAAAATCTCATATTCCTATATTGGATAATCCACAAGGAAAAGGAACTCCGTTTATAAAAAATAATACTATATCCAACCCAACATCTTTAGATGATATACATGGAGATTTGGTATTAGAAGGTAGACATGGTAATAGTATTAGAATTGGGAGTAGGGGTAAAAATCCTTATATGATGTTTTCTAATGGTAGAATAGCAGGTCAAAAACAAGAATCTACATTAGATGGATCTATTATAGGTATATTTGAATATGGAACATTAAGACAACATTTTTTTAAAGATGTTACTATAAATCCAAGTACAAAAAAATCAGAACTTTATGAGTTTACTTTGGCTGATGATGAGTTTAAACTTGATGGTGAAGGACAGGGTCAATCAAAAAGATCTATATCAAAAACATATACAAAAAGTTATGGTAGGGGTCTTCCTGAATATGCTAATGGGTCTAAAAACGATAAAGAAGATGACAAAGATATAGATAAAACTGTATATGGTTATAATGGAAATCAAATTTTAATGTCATCTAATAGAATAACATTTAATGCTAAAAAAGATAGTATATTCGCCTCAGCTCTTGAACATATACATTTGGGCGCCGGTAAGAGTATAACATTTTCTACATCAGGTAATTATGTTGGAGAGGTTGCTGGAAGTACAATTTTTAATACAAGCACATTTAAAGTAGATGCTGAAACTATAACTTTAACTTGTAATGGTGGAACTGTAGAAAATCCTGGAAAAGTTTTGTTAGGAACTACGTTGAAGGGTGATTCAATGCACCCGGCTGTGGATGGAGATATGTTAAGAGAACTTATGTTAAATTTAATTAGTATGATACAATTGGGAAATCAACAGATAGCGGCTGGTATTGCAGCTAAAAATGCTGCTGCTTTGGTTGGTAAATCTTTAACCAAACAAAATCAAATGCTTGAAGATTTTAAAGATGACTTAAAAAATATGCTATGTCCACATATATCTGTTGAAAATGGTAGAACAAAAAGAGATGATCCATTTGAAGAAAAATTTAGAAAAAAATATGAATTAACCCCATTTGATTGGGCTGGTATGATATAATGGCTGAAGCATTATTACCATTAGAACCCGTTGATGTACCAGGTAGGGTAGCTACAATTGCCCCATTAGCAGCAGCTAGTATGGCTATGTGTGCTGCAACTGATATTTTAATAGCTGGGATACCAGGAATACCAAAATTTTCTGATCTTACAATGAAGGCATTACTTAAAATTGTTGAGAAAGCCATACCACCATTAATGAAACTTTTAGTGGCTTTTTTGATTATGGTTTTATTGGGGGCTTTAATGAAACATATCCATTTATTAAATCCTATAATTAGAGCAATTAATGTCATCATCAGGATTATTAAATCTTTTTTGGATGCACTAACTGTCGCTATTAAAGTTTTGACGGTGGTTATTGGTATAGCTACTATTATACATATTATATCTTTAGTGGTAGATCATGTAGTACCTTCTTTTGGTTTTGGTGTTGTAGCTACAAACATTGGTAGTTTTGCTTCTGGCACCAAAGAAATGTCTCGAGCGTGGTTAATGGATGCTTGTCCAGTTGCTAATGCTCTTATTGCTGTGTATTTATCATTATTGTTTTTATTAAGTTTATGTAGTGGGGCGCTAGCATCTGCCGCTGATTTTGGTAAAAACCAAGACGATGATTTTAATAGTGAATTAGCATCAGCATCAAGATCAGCTGATGATTGGGAAGATATTAACGATGCTGGTACAGGTACTGGTGATGGACTTGGTGCTGGAACTGGTGCTGGTTCAGGTACTGGGGTGGGCGATGGTGTAGCTAAAAAATTATTAGAGGAAGCGTTGAATATGTCAGAGGGTGATATATCGGGCGCTAAAGACGCACAATTGGAGTTAAGAGTAGCACTGAGCTTACAGATAAATAATTTAGAAAATGAAATAAATAATAGTGATGGTTTGGTAGAATGTACATTACCGGATGGTTCTGTTGAACAATTATCACCCGAAGAATGTACTGCACAGGGAGGTTCTTATGGTGCTGGTATTGGAGATACTGTATTTCCACACCCACCACATTCTGGAATTACAGGTGATAACCTTAAAAGGATATTGGCTGGTTTAAAATCAAAGTTAAAAGATTTGGGTGGTGAACCAACCGATGCTGAATTGGCAGCGAATGGAAATATGAAGGATATATTTGATAAATTAGGAAATAAAATAATTACTAGCTTACTTTATCCAAATAATGATGTAACTGTCAAAAAAGCAACAAAGAGAACAGGTAAAAGAAAAGGATTTTATCAACAAGATATTTAATATAGGAGAACATAAGTTATGAAAATGAGTCAATTAAAAATGGTAATAAGAGAAGTAGTAAGAGAAGAAATCCGTTTGGGTTTAAAAGAAGTTCTTGGTGGAGTTAAAAAACAACCAGTACAAAAACCTAAACCAAAACAGAAACAAAACTACACAAAGAATCCAGTTTTGAATGAGGTGTTAAATAATACTGAAGCTGGACAAGACTGGGAAACTATGGGTGGAACTACATTTACATCCGATAGAATGGCTGATCTTATTGATGGTTCTACAGAACAACCACAAACTGGTGGTGTAGTTGTTGATGGTCAGACACCAGATTTTTTAAAGAAAGATTATAGTGGGATAATGAAAGCAATAGATGAAAAACAAAAAATAAAAAATGGTGGATAATAAATGGCAGTAATAGATTTAAGTAAAACAAAAAAACCTTTTATAGAAGATAGAGATGATGATATATCTATTGGTTTAGATTATCCATTACATTCTGGACTAAATGGAATGTTTGCTACTACTACAACAGTATTAGAAGCCACAAAACATAATATAAGAAATCTTTTATTAACTGAACTTGGTGAGAGGGTTATGCAACCAACTTTTGGGGTTAAATTAAAAAGGTATTTATTTGATCCATTTACACCGGATATTCAAATGGCTATAAAAAACAATATTATAGATACATTTGCTTATTGGCTACCATATATTACAATTTTAGAATTGACCGTTGGTATGTCTGAAAGTGCGGCTAGTATTGAATATAATAAATTAAATATATTTGTTAAGTTTGGTTTAAATAAAGATACAAATGCAACCGAATCAGTTCAAGTGACAATTGGAGAATAATAATGCCATATAACAATAAAAATAAATTATCAACTACTAATGTTAATTATGTTGGAAAGGATTTTAATGAACTTAAAACATCTTTAATACGTTATGCAAAATCTTATTTCCCAAATTCTTATAGAGATTTTAATGAAACATCTACTGGTATGATGTTGCTTGAGATGTCCGCGTATGTTGGTGATGTATTAAACTTTTATGTTGATACCCAATATAAGGAAATGTTATTACCATTAGCCGAAGAGAGAAGAAATATTATAAATTTAGCCAAATCGTATGGTTATAAAGTTAAACCAATTTCACCATCTTATGTTGAATTGACTGTTAAACAAGTTATTGTTTCTAATAATAAAGGAAATCCAGATTTTTCAAAGGCATCTATTATTGATGCTGGAATGAAAGTAGGGTCTGCTTTAAATTCAAATCTTATTTTTGAAACATTAGATGTGATAGATTTTACAGTAAGCTCATCAGTTGATGCCCCACCAGAATCTACAAAGGTGGCAAGTAT